AATAACTTCTGGGATTGACTTAAAATCAAATTTCCAGTCTGTAAATCCAGCCGCTGTAAATAACATATACATCAGCGTAGTGTCAGGATATTTTTGGTCATAGAACTTATAGCTTTTAGCAAATGTGGTTGTCCCGCCAGTTATAGAAGTAATTGTTGTTAGATTAACTGGCTTGTAGTTTAACATATATTCAGCGGAATAACAAGTGACTTCTTTATGCGGAACAATGTCACCAAGAACCTCTTTTACTTCCTATATTACGAAATATCCCATTTCTTCAACATGAATGAGCCGCATTTTCCTAACATACCTATAATCATCAAACTCAGCCGTTCCATCAGTACGGTACACATCAAAAGTCATTTCTGAAACGTCCATACTTCTAAGCGTGAATTTTAGATTCTTAATATTTGTTAGATAACCAAGCATGGATTTATTTGGGTTACACAATATCAGTTCTGGGTAACGATAACGTCCACCAAAAGTAAATGAAGTCTTAATAGAAACCACCTCCGATTCTCTTTATATTCTAATATATAATCTTGGCATTTGTCACAGCGCTTGCCGTAAATTTAATATATGATTTACCTTTAGGTATGAACAAGAATACCTTGTTAAACCCTTGTATTCTTCTAAGCCCTGTAACTACTTCTCCACTCGAATTTGTAGAAGTAAATATTCCAGAGCCATTGTCCAAAGTGACATTTTCTATACTTAGCCATGATTTAGAATAGTCTGGCGTAGTATAACTCACAGTTGTGCCGTTTTGTTGCGTATAACTTAATGTCTTTCCAGCAAGCGCACATATGGTGGTAGTTCTATCAAATGAATAATCTTCATTGTATACTTCGATAATAACATAAGAGGAAGAACTCGCAGTAGTGAACTTCAATATAGGTTTCATGAGTTCCTCATCCTCAGATTCATTATAGAATGTAGTTGTAACACCACTTGTTAGATTTATTGTTTTAGGATTCTCCCATGCCCAAGGCGCATCACAAGTCACAGTGGCAGACACACCTCGATAGCCGCCAATATATATTAAGTCCTAATTCAATGTGAAATAGCAATTATAGTAATATTGGTCGAATAAGTCTGCGCATATTCTTAATTTTCTAAAAGTTAGTGGCGAAGAAAGCCAAGATTTTACCTTTGTTAATGTATGGATGTCTGTCGGGCAGTCAAATAGTATCTCTACTCCAAATGACAACGCCTAATCCTGAGTAGAGTTGATAAGAATTTGTTTACCAGAACGCAACGGTGTAATAGTGGTGAATGTTTTACCAGAACCACTATTGCGCTTATTTGCGTCCTCATCTAAGAAAGCAATAGAACATCCATAGAACTCCGATGGAATATCGTCAAATATAAATGGATAACCCATCAATGCCATTATCTTTCACCACCTTTTGTTTTTCTTAGATTTATATAATAAACCCTGACTTAACTTCTCTGCATCTAAAGAAAAATCAGTATCAGGAATAATCTATATTATGCGTATAATCTTCTTACATTGCGATAACCGCCAACTTTAATATAGCGATACAAAGTGCTATACACTTCGTCAGTAGCTTCGTTCTTAATAGATTGTAACTCGTTTCTTAACGCTTCGCTATCAATTCCACTAATATCCAAATCACCCATATCAATGTTTAGAGAACTGTTGCTATTAGATATATTTGAAGTATTAGGATGATTTATAGCGGACGCTCCGCTAAACGGTTTATCTACTTGTGTAAGTGATATGTTGTTTGCGTAATCAGGGATAATAGCTTCACCGACTTTAAGGACACGAGCGGTTTCATCATTGCCTAATCCCAGCATGTCATCCAACCAAGAATTGGCCTTAGTAACATAATCTGTTCCTTCATGATTAGATGCAACGGCAATACTTGCCAAAGCCTTGATTCCTTTAGGAACATATTTAGTTATTGCTCTACCAAGATAACTCGCAAATACGTTCGACAAATCTCCACCACCAGTTAAGAATGTAAATAGATTGCCTAATGTACTTGTGCTGCCAGTAGAAGAAGTTCCCGTGTCTACCCCAGACGCAGAAGCGGCAACTCCGTCTAATGCGCCAGCAGCAGCATCGGCACTTGAAGTCAGTGTGCCAAGTCCAGTGTCTGCATTTGAGGCAGAAGAATCTACCTTGTCTAACGAGTCAGATGCACCAGTGGCACTATACTCGGTGTCACTCATAGCGTCAGCGACCTAAGTTGTAACTTGTTCTTCTTCTTGTTGTGCAACTGTATTGTCATTTAATGCGGTTGTATTATCATTAGTAGCGGCAGTTACACCAGCCTTTGCATTTATTTCTTCTTGTGTGGCAGCAGTAACACCAGATATAGTTAATTCCTGACCGTTATAATCTATCTCTAATTGGTCTAAAGCCAATTTTACATTATTGATTTGAGACTCAACATCAGAAATAGACTGGTCGAATTTGCTTATATCTATTTCAAGCTGGCTAATTTGGTTATCTAAAGTGTTAATAGCTTGCTCATCAGTTTTAATGCTTGCGGTTAGAGTATTATCCTGAGTCTACATATAATTACGTATAGTACCAGTATCGGTAGAACCAGTGGCTTCTGCGTACTTATTATATGCAGTTAGAGCATCTTCCCACTTCTTAGTGACATTAGCTTCGATACCGTCACCATATTGTGCATTATATTCTTGTAGTCTATTATATAGCTCTTGACGAGATTGTTCGTCAGCAGCACTAAATTGAGCCAACGCAGCTTGGTACAAATTACCGTCAGATTGTAATACGTCAGAAATATAATTGACATATTCCTCTATTACACCCTGAGAAGATTCGAGTATCGTATCAATAGCTTCAAAAACCTAATCGACTTTATCTTCCGTATTGTCTAAGGCGTCAACAGCAGTGTCGTAAGCCTAATCAGACGCTTCGTCATTTAAGTCTTGCATGGCTTCATTCAGTTGTGAAGTCAACTCTACCCTCTTGTTCTGTGCATCAGAAGAATCATCGAATTGAATCTCTGCAAGTTGAGCTTGAATTTCTGCAACCTTTTGAGATTTCTCCTGTAGCTTCTTTTGATTATCAGCGGCTTCTTTTTCTGCTTTTAATTTTTCTTTAGCGTCATCTACAATATCATCGTAGGTGTCTTTAACGTCAGAAAGAACATCTCGGAATGTGTCAATATAGTCAGATATGTTTTCAAGATTAGTCTTTAGGTTCTCATAATCTTGGTCTGTCATTTCTTTAATCAAATCCAAGATATTATCCAAAGAATCTTCTTCATCTTGTAATACTTCTAATTGTTGCTCTTTGAGTTCTTTTTGTAACTCTAATTCAGACTTCTTTATTTCTAACGCAGACTTTTCATTCTCAATCTAATCTTGTTGCGCTTCAAGTTTAGATTTTTCAAGTTCTAATTCGTTCTGGGTTTGCTCGTAACGAGATTTTTCGAGGTCATACGCCTCTTTACGAGCATCGGAGGCTTCGTCTTTTGCCGTGCTCCCAGAGGAACTGCCAGATGACTTACTTTTAGAACCAGTATAAGAAAGCCCACCGCTTGCTTTTGCTCTAAGAGCTTCGATATTCTTTTGAGCTTGCGCCATGCCTTCTGCAAGGCCAACATATTGTTCGGCGGCAGCAGCGGCTCCATTGTAGATTATATCATACTCATCTTCGGAGATTTGTCCAGTCTTTACCGCCTAGTCTGCCGCTTGTAACGCCGCTTGATTTGCAGTCATTTGACCGCCAGCAAGTGCCGAAAGTGCTTGCGCCTCTATACCATATAATTCCAGTCGAGCAGAGACTTGATTCATTACCGCTTCAGTATTATTGGCTTGCGCCTCTGCTGCTGCTGCTGCGGTTTCGTATTGTGCAGAAGCTGTGTCGCTAAGAGTTTGGAGGTTAATCTGCATTGCTCCATCAACGATTTCAACGGAGTTAGCAAGTTCTGGATAAGCGGCAATCAAATCAGACATTGTATCTGCCTGAATTTCTCCGCTTTCAGTCATTTCATTAAATGCAGTCTAAAGCGTTTCTTCGCTCGATTCAAGACTTTTGATTGTGCTTATATATGACTCCATTGCCTCTGCTTGCGAAGAATAGGAGTCTGTAACGGTGTCATTATTATCTGCGACAGATTGGAGTGTAAAGCCGTAGTTGCTTAAAATCTGCTCGGTAGCCTCGTATATTAAATTAACACGCTCTTGCGCGGTATACTATTTACCAGAAGCATTGATTTCATCCGTGACGGCTTGTTCAATTACCTCGCGGGCCTTTTGGTAAGCGGTGGCATTGTCTGTTATTTTCTGCTTTACCTCAGACAATTTAGATGCAATATCATCATTATTGGTTATTGCTCTTGCATATGCTTGTGTCTCGTCAGTGAGCATAAGCAGGGTTTGTATGCGTTCTTCATACAGTTCTTGGTTTTCTTTTTCCTCGTCAGTAAGTTCCCCGCCAGCCTCGACAACAGCATCTAAAGTATCTATGTAGCTCTCGTATGTGTCGATTAAATCATTGGCTTCTTCTTCTGCCTCAGATTTATCTTTATCTGTACGCGCGTACTTTATATCTTGAAGGGTAGAATCGTATTCTGATTTGCCAGTCCAAAAACTTGTAGAACGAGCCTCGTCCCCCTCTGCCGAAGCCTAATTGTGCAATTCAGTGAGTTGCATTTCTTCTTTGGCGGCTTTTTCATTTTTGAGATTGGCAATAGTCTTTTCAAGCTCGACATTATAATCTTTTTGAGCCTAGGTCAAGTTTTCTTGCGAAGTTATTGCCTCGGATTTATCTTCAAGCTCTGCAATCTAAGAGTTGATTTCGGTAATTTCGTCAGCATACTGTTGGTACGCTTCTTTGGCATTTTCAATCTTTGTTTCGGGATTAAAGTTTGCATCCCAAATCTTGTATGCTGCATATGCTGCTCCAAGTGCGACAGCAACGGCAGTTATTGCTGGATGCAAGCTGACAAAAGAACTTATTGCAGAAACTATGCCAGTAATTCCACCACCAGCAGCAGTAAATTGTTTTGCCATGGTTCCAATAGTATTGCCGAGAATAGTTGACGCGCTTGCACCTTTTGTAAAACCTACAACAGTTTTAGTCATGCCGTTGTTTATTCCTTCAAGTACGACCTTGAAGTCCAAAAATCCACTGAATAATCCACCAATACCATCGGCTCCAAGTAAATGGTTGGCAGCTTTAGATATACCGCCCAATACAACATTGACGGCTTCGAGTTTTAATAATGTTTGTACTAATTCTGACACTCCGGGAATTTTTGTTAATATATAATCGAGTACCTCAATAGCTCTTGTCGCTAAATCAATGGCCTCACTAAATATGCCCTGTAAGTCTAAATCATTAACAAGGGCAGTCCATGAGGTTTTGAGTCTATTTACTTTAGCTTCGAGCGATTCAGTGTAGACAGCCATACGCTCCATAGTGGAGCCGCTTGCTTCTTGTGAAGCAACGGTCTGCTCTAACACCATATCGTAATTCGCCATCGTGCTTCTGAATATATTAGCTTGGTTTGTACCCGCAACTGCCGTTGCAACCTGAGATTGTTGATTCTTGTCGAGTGTTTCCCATTTGGCAGCAATCTCGTCCAAAACCTCTCCGCTCTCACGAAGAATACCGTTTTCATCACGAAGGCTAATACCGACCTTAGAAAGTACCTTATCAACATCATTTCATTCTGTTACTTTATAACTTATCTAAAAGATAAGCGGAGATGGTACTTCCAAGAGCGTCTTTACGCTCGACCATCTCTCACCGACTTGTATAATTGGAATATATCGGTGTTCAGACTATCACATCCATATATCTATATATGGTTCTCTCATTTAGTCGTTCAAGGTGATTTCATAATCTTCCTCCCTGTTGCCCGTCCAATCGGGTTTTCAAGCATATCTAATAAAGATAATCATTAGAGAGAATTTTCATTATATTTCTATAATGCCCCAAATTTTCTTAGGGAGGCGCCAGTGTCAGAGACATCCTTGCCAGCGCTAATCTTGTTCATTCGTTGCAAGATGGAGTTCCAAGCTCTACCAATAGTTTCGGCAGCTTGTTGAGTCCTGTCCTAAGTGACTCCAAGGATTGCAAGCATTTTATCTAACTCAACACCAGCATCGGCGGCAGAAGCGGCAGTCTTACTCATTGCGATAGCAATATCATCCGAACCACTTGCAAGGTTAATATCAAGCGTTGTCAATTTATCAACAATACTCATCGCATCTTCTGCCGAAACTTTATAACCATTCATAACAGAAATTAGACTCGTGCTTGCATCTTCTGCTGACATTGCGCCAATAGTGGCAAGACTTGAAGATGCTTCAATTAGTTCATTGGTTTCTTCTATCGTATAGCCCTGTCTCAACCAGCTATCAGCGGACTCGGCAACTGCTGTTGTCGTTGAACCAAGCTCTTTTGCGATGTCAGAATAAGTTGACATTAGTTCTCGTGTATTTTCTGCCGTATCACCAGTAACTAATCTGATATTAGTCATTGCTTCATTTAGAGAAAATACTTCATCTTTTACGCTTTCGAGGACTTTCTGTAAACTCTACAAACTTACGGTGTACTCAATAGTTTCAGCTACCAAATCTGACAAACTCTGGTTTTGCATTGTAACATTGAGAGCTTTCTGATTTTGAATAGACTCTCGCGTCACTTGGTTTTTGTCTCTATTATATTCCGTATTCTATCTAACAGCTTCTCCATTAGACAGTACGGTTTGCTCTAAATTTTTATACTGTTTTTCTAATTGCTCTAATTGAGTCGTTTCTGACTTAATATCAACGCCTGTGGCGTTTTCTTTTTTTAGAGCGTATACCTTATCAAGCTAATCACGATACGCCTTATACGCTTGAACCGTTTGTTCAATTATGGCAGCATCGTCAGCAGCGTCCTTGTTAATAGCTTGTGTTCTTTCAAGGGAACTTTGTAACTCTTTCTGTTTTTGGACTAATTTCTCAGCGGCTTGCGTATTTTGGGAATATACTTGCGTAGAAGTTTGTCCAGTTTGAGACAAAGCGTTAGAATACGCTTGAACACGAGTTAATATATCTCCATATTTCTGTTCAAGTTGTTGTAATGCCGCTTGCTCAACTGTTTTAGTTGCGTTGGTGTCGGCATTTTCAAGCTACTTTTTATGTTTGTAGTATTCAGTCAATGCTGTGCTAAGTTCTTGAATGTCTTGCTTTTGATTGGCAATAGCATTTTTCTCTGAAACCTTAGTACCAACTTCATTTACCGCTGCCGCATATTTATTATAAGCCTCTGTTAGATTTTGTAAGGCTTGTTGATTTCCAGTGTAATGTGCGCCTTGCTTGTCAAATGTTACTCCGAGATTCTCCATATCTTGTTTAATTGAATCAATCTCAGGAGACAAGGCTTGCAACTGCCCTATATAAAACTTAAAGGTGGAATCATTGGAACTTGAATTTAGAGCCTTTTTAGCAATATCAGAAAATTCTTGCAGAGTAGAAGTAATATCTTTCACTCTTGTGTTTAGATTCTATAAATCTGTCGAACTACCTAAAACAAAATTTTCTTGACCAGTTAATTGATGAAGTTCAGATATTCTTGCGTTAAGATTATCTATATAATCAGTTGTAGCTCCAAGTGCATTAGCTTCTTGTTGATATTGCTGTATTTCTTCTGTCTTTAAGTCTATTTTTTGTTGTACTTTTGTGATTTGGTTTTGTAAACTGGTCTGAGCTTTTGAATCTCCATTAACAATTTCGTTCGCAAGTTGTTTTTGCAAGTCTATTCTTTTCTGTGTTAGACTTACGACTTCATTTATCAGTGAAGTCGCTCTTGTCCCAGACTGCTCAGAGCCACTGAGAACCGAAAAAATGTCTCCGCTTTCAAGTTTAGTCACACCGTTAATAGCAGTCCCAACGTCTACTATTGTCTGGTGAAGATTAGCCCATTGCCCATTGGCTTTTGGTATTCCTACGTTGATAGCTGATATAAGGCCAGTTGTTGAGTCTTTTACAACATTGACACGCGCACCAATAGATTGCAGGAACTTATTTAATTGTTCTAGCGCATCGTCTGCCGTCTTATCTATATTAACAGGAACTGTTATGCCTTCATTTTCGACAGCTTTACAAAGTTTGTCAATAACGTCCTCCATGTCAACTTGGGCTTGCTGCCCATTGATACCAAGGCCAATCTAAAACATAATGTCATTTACTGCCAATTACTCCACCTCCTTATCCATTACTCCAAACGTGTACAAAGCTTGATTTAGACATATATAAACCAGAGTCACTCATAGCTTGCCAAACCCTATCAGATATATAATCATTCAGCCAGTCTGTTATAGCGTCATCCATTTCACCATACGTATTAAGGCCAGTAAAGTTTGGGGCCACCGTGTTTGATTGTTTTCCCGAAGGCCATTCTCCGAGCATCATATAGTCATATAATCCTTGCGTGAAATGTTGTCCAGCCTCAATATGCGATGGTAAAACTTTGCTGCCTTTATGCCCAAATACAAGTTTGAAAGCATCAAAATAAATTGTAGCGCTTGGCCCTGACGGGTCAAAATCATAGGTTATGGCTCCCATAAAACCGCCATTCATACCAAGTCGCTCATAATTATCCCCTTCTGGGTACATTTCGTAGTAATTTATTCTTATATAGTCCTGAACGCGAGAAACAGTTTCTTTAGCTATCTTCTCAACCAATTTAGACAACCTTTTTTGTAGACTATCTAACTGTTGATTATACGCTTTCATGAACTGTTTTGCTGCGTAAGTATTTTTAAGTTTCGTTGAACTGCTCATCGGATTCACCCTCAACTTCTTCTTTAGATTCATCCGATGATTCATCCCGTGCCTTACTCATACTCTCTACTGCCGCTTGCTTTTTCATCACGTCAGCGATTTGAGCGACAGTTGGGTCGTTAAGTTTAGCCACAGACTCCAATAGTCCAAGTTTACGCATATCCATTTTGTTAATTTCTTCTCTTACTTTAGATAAGTTATCAATATTAAACTTGTCTGCAATTTCATTAACAACTTCATGAAGAATCTGCAAATCACGAATACCTGTAGCTCTGTCGCATTTGTCTACAAAGTTATCATAATCCTCTTTGGCATAAAGCATAACGTATGAGTAGAAGTTAGTTCCGCAGAGTAAATCATAATTACTCATGGTAATATCGCTCATAGAATATTCAACATCCGTATATTCAAGTAGCAGCCTGATGGTGCGAACAATATCATAGCTCATATTTAGATATGCAATATCAAAGTCTCCCTTGTTATTTTCATCTAAAAGAGTTTTATATGTGTTCTGTATCACACCAATAACTGCATACTTGCGAATAACGGGAACATATTTCTTCATTTTTATACTAGAGGATAACCACTTGATAACGTCTTGGTCTGTTATTAGATTAGACTGGCGCTGTGCAAGTTTATCATGCAATTCACTAAATTTCATAAGTTTCCCCTTTCGTTACCTATTATAATTAGGTTGTGTTCCACCAATATCTGTTATAGTCCCAACCTTAATATCCTTTTTAATTCCATCTTCATCAAAATAATCAGCAAGCATATCAGATTCATCTAAATCAGAATAAATTCCAACCATGCTTAAACCAGAACCGTTTCTTGTTTCCCAACCCATAATGGCGACAATAACTCCGTCAGGAAGTTTAGCTTCTTTCATCATAGTAACAAATCTATGACGAGCGGCGTGAGAATAAAAAGGTTCTCCCAATATATCACTAATTACATCGCACCAGTTATTTGCCGAGGCAACGCTGGCTTGTCTATAACCGCCTTCGCCATCCCTTACAACAAATAACCATTCAGATTCAATTCCATGTTCTTTGCGGTAATCCATCCATAAATCGAAATACGGTTTGAACATTTTAACAAATGTATACTTATAAATCATTTTCCCTTTAGATGAACGACCTTTAGTTTTGATTTTTTCAGGAGTTTTGTAAAGGCAACCAAACTCAATATATTCGTCCTTGAAATAATCGACCTTGAATCTCAATAGCTCTTGTTTTCTTGCTCCACAAGCGCAAGCCAAAGCCATATAACAAGCTATTTGATATTTTCCAGCTTGAACCAACTTATTTAGGCAATCGTCTACTTGCTCTTGTGAGAGAACAGTCTTTTCTCTAACTGGCTGTTTAACGCTTGTCTCAATTTTAGTAACTATATTTCTGAAATCTTCGTACTCATCATCAAGTATATTCTCAATATAATTACTCATCGAACTTAAAGCAGATTTAACTGTTGCTGTTCTATTAGATGACCAACCCATAACTTCGACTGCATAAGAGAAAAATCTAACCAAATCTCTCTTTTTCAAATCTACAAAGAATTTGTTGTTATTATAAGTATAGTTCCAACAAAAGAACAAGCGTATCATTTGATAATATTGCTCTATCGTCTGAGGTGATTTATCAGACGTTCTCTTGTATGCAACAAAGTCATCTAACAAAGCCTTGTTTTCAGGATTAACATTCGCCCAAATCTCAGGCGTATAGAGATTATTGTATACTGTTCCTCGTCCCATTTATCAGACCTCCTAACGTAACAGTATATCATCACCTTTTAGACGTTATATTATCTAAAAGCCCTTGTATATCATATTTATAATTGACTTTCATAAGTCTCTTGTCAATTACTACTCCATTATTATTTATAATATCTTGCTCATTTATGCTTTTTTTAGAGGTCTCGCAATAGAATTTATAAAAGTCTGTAATACTCATCCAATAAGTATCACTATTACGAAAATCAAAAACAAATCCAGCAATAACATTCTTAAAAGTCTAAGCCTAAACTAAACTTTTAATTTGGTGATATTTAATATCTTTGCCATCTTCGCACGCTTCTGTCTAAAAACTAAAACTCGTTCCTTTTGTGCTTTTTAGTTCTATTGGAATAAAGTTTCCATCATATAACATAAAACAGTCAAAAGGGTTGCTCGTAGCAAAAGCGGAGGAAGAAGTCCTCATAAAGTTATTTGCTGAATCTTTAATCCGCATAAAGTAAACATCCTTCGGTACGGAATTGGCAAAATTCTTTTCAAATTGTTTTCCGGGATTCATATTCATCACCTTGTATAGCGGTACAAATTACGTTCCAATAGGAACGGTATAACACCGTCATTTATACCGTCATATAAGGCGATGTAAAAACATCGCCATTTACCCTTAGATGCTATTTATCTCATTAGTTAAGTAATATCGCCAATAGTCTCTAACTTAGCAAGCTCCCAGAAGCCATTAGCGTCAACACGAAGCACCTTGCCGACATCAGAAATGCTTGCCTCTGGCAGAGAAACGGTGGTACCGTTTAACTTAGCCTGAACGGTTTCAACGGTATCTGACAGAATGTCAATTCTGTCTCCCAAGTTAGTATCAGCCTTTTCTCTATTGGTAGCTTCTGCTGTAATTGCTTCTTCACGAGCAGTGGCCTCAGCAGTGTCAGCTTCCTCGCGTGCAGTTATTTCCTAATCAATTCCATCTTCTATTTCATTAAATTTAGTGGCGACTGCGCTATTAGCGATAGGATTTGCGGATTGAGTGTTTAGCGTGGCATCTACAGAGATTGTCGCGCCGCCGCCACCGCCACCACTGCCGCCAGAAGAAGCCACTTCAACCCATTCATCTTCTAAATTTAACTGGTATACACTTGACATATCTGCGGTATAAGCTATTGAACCCACACCGACAGGGTAATTAGCATTAACATTATCAAATGTGCCAGCGGTTGTAGAAGTAGGAAGTTTGCTTACATCGGAAGCAGAACTAATGAGGATTTCTTTAACATCTGGTACAACATATTTTCCTCTAATTCGTAGAGTAAGAGCGTCCATGAGAATCCTCCTTCAACTAAAATATTATAAAGAATCTATAAAGTCTTTGAATGACTATGTTTCGACAGAGATAAACCCTGCATTAGTTGCGGTCTATTTAGCTTGCTCATATAAACTTGGGTTCTGATATGCAAAGTCTACAAGAGCTGAATCTTGCGAGCCAAATGAATGGTTCACGTAATCAAGATAGACTTTATACAGTCCTTTATTTTTGTCGGCTATTTTTCTATTTCCAATATATTCGGAATATTGTACATAAAAATAAGCGAGTAGCATATTTTTGGCACATACCTCATATAGTTGCTCCCTATGTGAATGTGTATTTATATATTTTTCACACATTGGCTCAGTAATACTTTCTAAAAAACCTTCAAAATAATTCTCTATATATTCAATACCAACAATATATCTGGTTGAATCTGTTATTGAACCCGGGTGCCTAAACCAGTTATAAAACTCAACCCCGCCAAATACAATAGCCTACATATTATTACATATTAACGAGCTAATACACATGGCATTAAAATATCCATCTTCATGGGAGGATATATTCTCTTTGAAGGTACATCCATTGCTTTTTATAAAATCCCATCTATAAAAAACTCCATGTAAAAATACGCCCTTCGATAATAGCAATTTGCGTTCGTAGTTATTCAAGTTGTATATATCTTGTACCCCATGTCTTAGCGTTACTGCATACACATCAGTAAAAACCATCGGTGGCATTTTCTCTTGTATAAGTTTGTTTTTTATTTTAGGCAACATATCTGGGTTAAAATAATCATCATCATCTGCAAATAATAAATAGACTGTATCATCTGGCACATATTGCAGAGCATCAAGCCTTGTATTACCCGGACTGTGCATTTCCCTATCCTTCGTATGACAATACTTAATATTGAGCAGTCTATCATATAGCTCCGTGACGTCCCTTATCCCGTCATCTGGTCTATCATCACAAACAATAACAAGCAAATCTGGTTCATGTTGTGCTATAATTGAATTAAACAGCTTGATAATCTGTCCCGGATTATAAGCTGGGATTATCAATGTAAAAAACATAGTCCTTTCTCCTTAGATTCTCTTTAATTACTCACTTGCGGTATCAGTATCGGTGTCCTTTTGGCACACATCTCCATCTTCATCAACATAGAGATTAGTCTCCTTGAAAGGGCCTAAATCCTCATCAATAGTATCAAAGTTTGCAGAGGTATTATTGATATACTCAGAGGTCAGACGTGCGGAGTCCGCAGTAGCATCGTATGTGCTCAGATTTAGAATAGATGTCGTTTTCAATTTATATCCCTCCAAACATAATGTTTATATAGCGTTTGCGTTTATTGATATAAATGTAATTATGTAGACAAAATTTTCGTTTTATGTTAGCCATTCGTAGAAAAATTAAGCATATTGATTATGTCGTGCATTTCGTCATTTGACAAGGTAAACTCAGTAAAATCGTCTGTAACGCGGGTTTCGCCATCATCACAGTCGAATTTGCCAAGTTGCAAATCATAACCAGTTATGCTTACTTTCTTACGATTTTTTAGTTTAGCAGTCACATTAGTAGCCCCCTCGCTTATAACTTGTGGCTTAACTTCCTCAACTTTAGTTTCTTCTTGTGCCATTAGAAGTCTCCAACACGTTCGTGAGCAACAAATAGTTTTCCATGAACCCATCTTTTGACACGCTAAACAAACATAATATTTTTTGCCACAATAATTACAAGTTCTGTTTTGGTATGGCATAAATATTCCCCTTATACTTTTGCAATCGTAGTACAAAAGTATCTAAAAATAGTTCTATTATCCTTTGATAATGAAACAAAATAAAAAGCTGGGGCTTATGCCCCAGCACAATATTTCAATTTAAGGATTATTCGTCCTCGGTGTACACAGTAAAGGTGTACAGACGCTTCTCCAAGCAGCTACGGACAAACTCCATGTTCACAGACTGAACAACGGGGTCGCCATCAGCCGACAGGTCGAGGTTCCAGTTACCGTCAATCTGAACAATGCCTTCAAGCTGGCAAGGATAAGTCTGCTCAGAGCAAACATCCTTAGCCACGCCAAAGCAAGTAACAAGAGCCATGCCCGGAATAGTGTCAGTTTCGAGAGTAATGCGCTCTGCGGTGGTAGCACTCTTATAGGTGTACGCACAAGCAACTCTGTCACCAACAGCAATAGCATCAGTGCCGAACTTAATCGCGCCATCAGCGTAGGTAAAAGTAGTCGCACTCGCGGTAGCATCCTGAGTGAACTCAGTGCCAAAAGAGCCATCCTCATTTACGAGATAAGCAAAGCCAATCTCAGAACCAGTAGCACCGACAGGAGTATGGTTCAGAGTCACGCCGTTAGTAACCATATCGGAGGTAACTTCGATAACGTCAAAGGCAGTAATCTCGTGAGAACCAACAGCCAGTTCAGTACCATTTTGCAGAGCCATAATAGCAGTGCTGTAAGTTGCAGACTCGACATTCAGAGTAGCACGTTTGCTGTGACCAAATGCGCCATTAAAATTCGATAGTGTTCGCTAATCACTACCCGTTTACCATGTCGAAAAGTAAACAGCTCATAATTACTTATGAGATTAGACTATATCACTACCCATTATTGGGTATTCTCCATTTCGGAACGCTTGTTCCTACTCCCTGTCGGGATAGTCGTTGAAGTTTATTACTTTAATCTAAAAAGTAATCTTACTTGCTGATTGTCCGTTATGCAGCGTTTAGGATTTAACCATGCGCCCTCTAATCTATTTTTTCTACTTTCGTCACGTTCACGCTTACTGTCGCCAGTTACGTTGTAGTTAGATTAGCCGTTAGGAGTTCCAGCACTTAGAAGAATTTTCTCTGCTTTTTGCAAACAGAGGGGGCCGCTACCAAGAAAGTCACCCCTACATAGACATTGCCTGCGCCCAATATCGTCTTAATAAACTCGTAAAGTTTACCACATATAAATGTCTCTGTGTCTCCACAGAAGTTGAGACTATATCACCATCTGTACTTAACAGATGCGCTCCATTTCGATTTAAGGGATTCTCACCCACGCACTTGCGCCCTACTCCTATTGCTGATTTACACAGCTTCTCAGGATAGTCGTTGAGCTTTATTCTCTCACACCTAAAAGAGAATCTTAGTTGCGGATTTTCCAATCGCAATACTTGTTACTGTACCTTAATGATTAGTTAAGCCACTATTATATCGCTATAATAATTTAGTATATTACGCTCTAAGGATGTTCCCGCAGTTAAAAGCGTTATTCAGATATTCTCACGAATATAGGCGGCGGCGTATTAGTTCGCCGGTTGGGTAAACCAGTTCGATAGTGTTTTCCAGTCCGGTAGTCTTGCAGTCCTGCATATAACCAATAATAGACTTGTCTGAGGGCTTTCTCAGCAAGATTTCAAAGCATTGCTGCATTGAAAACTTTTTAGGTATTGCGTTTGCCATCAAAAACACTCCATTTCTTATTTGTTTTTAACAACAGCGGCCCAGTTGATTTTTTCCCAATCAACAGGATGCTTCTGCGTATCAATGCAGCCGCTGTAAATTCCTTGCATTGTACTGTTATACTCGTCAATTTTTTCAAATCGGCGTTGTAAATCAAATATCATATAAATAGGGTAGTTGCCTATCTTATCATAAGGCTAACCACGAGCAACTAATCCAGACATGATACTACCAAGAGTGACAGTTTCTGGTTTGGGTTTCTTCATTCTGCGCTGACTAGCTTGATACTCGCGTTCCAAAAACGTCTTTAACGCTTTTCTATTGCCAGCAGTTTGCCAATAATATTTCGGGTCAAAACAGTTTATCTTTCTTAGATACTTTAATGTCAACATATAGAATGTTTCAGTAAATAAGAAATTACCCTCATTATATGTGTAGTTGTCGCCATCAACCGACAACGAATATAATATATCTTGTTCCATATTGCCTGTCTTTCTATGATAGACAATATATTCACAATCTAAAGATAAAAAATAATTAAGAGCATCTCTGTAAGTAGAATTTATAATCAAGCAATCCTTTTCAACATATTTAATGCCATTCTTGTTGAACAGAACGTCATGCGACTTCCCGCCAGCAATACATTGTTGTAAAAAGAAATCCCACTCACTTTTTAAGTCCTTATATAATATATGGTTTTCAACCCATAGTACGTCTGCCACCTATTCAGAAGTAAACATAAGGTACGGAAGAAACTCGTCATATTTATCGTCATTAACAACCTACTCTAATGTAGGATGAATAACAGACACTTTATTCGTTAGCTTCAATCCTTTGCCAAACATCAACTGCTCATCAGTTGGTAGGGTCATACACGCCACCTGTTCGTATTAGAGAAGATATTGTTGGCTTGTTACATTCAACAGTGCTATTTACTTTTAGATTATACATAAGCTGTACCCCATAGAAATAATCGGCATATACCCTCGTCTGGAATCCTCTCAGATAAGGAGTTCCCTGAATGGGCAAATCTGTATACTATCCATTGAGCAACGTGTCGATTCTTGACATTATATCGTATACACGATAACCGTCATCGTCAAACCAAACATCTAAATGACAAATTATATCAACCAGTAATAACACATTTCTATAACCTTCATTCTCATCCACCTCATAGCCTCCATTGAAATAAGCGCAAATATAGCACTTTTTCTCAGTTTTAGCATCGGGCATTTTAGGTAGAGGGTAGATATGGGTCATAAAAAGAGCGTTAGGGTTCTTTTCATAATCAACATAATTCTCATCACTATCGTTCGGAATATAATCATAAAGTAATTTGCACAATTTCTTATCTCGTAAGAAGCGACCACCAACAACGCCATTAAGTATAGGACTTAGTTCTTCATAATGAGCCATTAGATGATGCCTCCTAACGTGATTTCAAATGTGCCAGTAATATCTCCGACAGAGTACGTTATTATAACAGGATATTGAGATTGCTTTAGATTTTTCATCGTAAATGTATTAGAACCTGTCACGGTAAACTTATAGTAATAAGAGGGATTATCGGAATCAGCAGTAATCGTTACTTCTTCATCAGAAGTAATCGTATAAGAAACTTCTTCATTGAGTCTAATTTTGTGAACATCTGGTGTGACTGCAACTTCTTTTTCAACTTCACCCACTGTAACTTGTATTGTGGAAATACAAGAGGGTTTATTCGTCATCTAAACAGTAATTGTAGTCTCTCCGTCCGCGACACAAGTATAATTACCATTCTCGTCTACTGTAATAATAGAAGTGTCTCCGCTGTAATATTCAACGGGTTCAACAACTTCTTGTCCGTTCATGGTAACAGAAGTCGAAATCGTGCCAGTTGTTCCAGCAGTCTCTGCTATCTTAGATTCACATTGTATTGCAAAAATATTCTCCAAGTAGTCCGCAATTTGCAACTCTTTGTTGTCATTGACTGCCTCATTGTCATACATAACATAGAATTGAACTACGCTTCTTGAATCAATGTCAAAAGTTTTCTCGCGCTCATGTTTTGAGCGGTATCTAATCTTATACGGGTCATCGCCGATAATAAATCTCTTATTAACATTCCAATCTTTAGTCCACTTATTAAGTTGTGCAACAACATTTAAGCGGCCTTGTGGAACCTCTATTTGTTCGCCCTGATAAAGCTGAGTTTCATTCAGCTTGTAATCAATATACACTGGTTCTCTGTGTATATTACCATACTTATCCTAAGTATTCAGTGTAGTGTTACATCTATATACATAAACACTTGAAGAACTTACTTTTAGATTCTTTGTTGCGAAAACCATCCAGATATTATCGTCAAATCTATATCGAGTTCCGGGAACAGGACGGTGAGTATAATCAAGGAAAGTAATCTTTCTAAAATCGTCACCATTTCTTTGTCCAGTCTTAACGTCAATAATGGTCGTTAATCTGGCTCGGATTGGTTTGAACTCTAATGTACCGAACTCAATTTCTTCTTCAATATCGTCTTGAACGGTTGACGCATCATCAAATTGTTGTTCTTGAAATTCTTGGAAATCTTCATACCACTTATCTTTAGGATTGCCGTTTACTGCCATGAATGAATCGTAGTAATTCATTTTGCACCAGCACCCTTCTTGACAAGGGAAATCAGATGAAATACTAAGGACTTGACCTCCTTGTGTGATAAATCACGGTTGCGCATACCTTCAAGTACGCCGACCATAGAAATAAACACATCAGTTCTGAAAAGCTCATAGCATCCATCAAACTCAACAATAAGTCTGTCAAGATAGAGTTTATAACTTGTAAAGTCGTTCTTGGTCTGACAATCTTCATAAATGCCAAGAATTGCGAAAAGTCTATTGATGCAACGGTCAGTATAAACTTTCATGTTTTCTTGTGTAACATTAGTTACTTTAGACACCATAATCACCCGCCGCCCACTTAGAAAATTCGGTTCTATACAAACCATAATTTGTCATATCTTGACTAACCTTTTCGCGTAGCCTATCGGAATACTCGGATTTTTGCTTTAGATTGGATTCTTCGCTGTAATGCTTAAACTGTTTATGTTAATCTTACGCTCTCGCGTAAGCACAGACCATATCTTCATCTCTTAATATGAAAATATCATTTTCAAATATAATAATTAAGAGAGCCGCCCACTTCGGATTTCTCCTACTGGTATTTCAACCAATGGTCGTTGAGGGTTCCCCTTTTCGGGACTTCCCTGCTGATTACCCAATGCTATATTTTTTAACTGTCCATTTAAGCATATTTCATCTTTCTGTTTTAGTTATAGCCTCTAAGGGACTTCCAGCATTTCAAGCGGTTTCAACATACAATCACTTGTACGTAGGACTTATGCAAGAATACAGTATATCTTGCGTCAATCATTATCATTAAGATGAATATTCATTTGACGAATATCACTAATGACCCAATCAAGCCATGCGAGTACCATAAGTTCCGCGAGAATATTTTTTTCCTCTAAATCAAGTTCACAAGGGAACTCACCAGAAGAAATATCGGTGGTTCTTATATCTTTAACACAATTATAAAATTTAGGAATACTTCTTGCTAAGAATGTAGATAACATATCTTCTGCTACCGCAACATTATTATTGAACATATTCCTAATATTATAATCCTGAATAGAATTTAGGAATAGATGGTATATATCTTGAAAAGACGTATTCACTATACCACCACCATCAACTCATACTATTAGCAATTTCTCTCATTTCACGTACTTTGGAGTTAATATCAACTCCACACGCCTTACTAATAGCTTCAATCTTATTGTGGTCAACACGTTCATTATTATATATTCTATCAGTCAAAACTCTGACGAGCATATATTTCTGCTTTTCTGTTAGATTAGCAAGTAACGTCTGAATCTGCTCGTAACTATATTCCTCTATATTTTCGACATCATCAGGAGATAACAGGTTATTGTAAGCAGAAGCAAGGCCAAGGTGATAAACCGCTCTATCATCTAAGATATAGAAAGAGCCTTCCTCTGCAAAACTACGGTTCTCATTTACGATATTAACCAAATCTCCATAAAGAGCTGGCTTAATCATACCGTAACGCTCGAACACGAGCTTCGGCTTACCGCCAACATTTAAGCTCAACGTACCTTTAGTCATAGACTGAACCTGAATCATCTCATCTGCGTGAGGCTGCTTTAGATTCGTGTACGTTTTCTTAACCACCTCATGCTTAATTTCCTCTGGTCTTGAAGTCTGTGCTTCAACCTTAGAGGATGTAAGCTGTGTAAGTAAATCTAAAATACGGCTATTAAATTCTGCCTGTTTATTCTGAGATTCTTGAAATTCTTTCTTTAGTTCATTCAAATCTTTATTAAGTTCTGACATATAATATCCCCTTTATTCCGTTGTTGTTCACAACAATAGTAAAGGTGGGGCTTTCGCCCCACCAATTATTTTAATTCTATATTAAATTTAATCTAAAAGATTAAACGAGGTCAATCAGGCCAACCAGAGCATTGGTAGCAATGCCAATACCGTAAGACTTCACGATAGTGGTAGAGGCTTCAAGGTCAGCAGCATCGAAGTAATCCTTGTAGGTATTACGAGAAGTACCCTCGAAGCAGAGCTTGACAATCTTGCCAGCGGCAGGAGAAACAACATAGATGCGCTTGTCGTTGAGAACCAGCTTGTGAGGATTCTTCCAATCAGCAACCTGCTTCATTTCAAGAGCGTCATAGCCCATGAAGTTACGCAGATAGCCAACGCGCACATAGTCGCTCTGGATGTCGTAACGGTAGTTAGCATCAGCAGGGATGGCCTTGTTAAGAGCCAGCTTAGTGCCAAGGAAGATGGGGTCTGCGCCATTGTTGAAAGCAGAAACGGTCTGAGCAATATGCACAGCAGAATCAGCGTTCCAACCAGCAAGGTGCAGATTGTCGCTCTCGGTGGTAGTAGGAATCTCGCTCATAGCAGTGTCGAAAGCGATGTAGACTTCCTTGGTAATCTGAGCCTCCAGAGACAGAACGGCCTTGGTGACGAACTTAGCAAGAGACTCCTTGCCGCACAGCACCTTATACCAGTTCACAGAAACAGTCAGCGCACGGTTCTCAGGAACGATAGTGGTCTGACCGACAAAAGCCTTCTGGAACTCAGCAGTACGCTGGTCGTGACCCATCTTAGAAACATAGAACAGGTCATTAGACTCAACCTTGAAGTTAAAAGAGTCACCAAAGTCGCCATAACGCTGCTCGGTATAGATACCGATAGACTTGTCAAGGACTTCGGGAATAATCATATCAATCAGGGAATCAATAACAGCGAAAGAAGCCCAACGGACTTGCGGGTTGCTGGACATAGAAGCAACAGACGCAGAACCGTCAGCAAACTGCACACCAGAAAGACGCGCAATCTCGTCCAGCATGAGCTTATTCATCTTGGACTCTTTATCAGCAAAAGAAACAGTCTTGTCGTAGATATAACCCTGACGCTTCTCAACCTCGGTCATGTACTGGCCCATGTAATCTCTAAAGCAATCAGCTACGGCATTGTGATTCTGAGCAAAGCAAATATTCATTATAATTCACTCCTTATCAAAATTAGTTAGCCGCGACTTCATAAATGTAAGTCTTAACGGGGGTCTTAACCAGCTTGGCAGAACCAATGTGCAGAATGGAAGTACCGACTTTCTTCATAGCAAAGCCAGCGCCAGCAGCAGAAGCGGTTTCCAGCGGATAATCAGCGCCAGCAACCAGATAGTCGCTATCATCTGCGCCAAGGGTCATCTCAATGATGTCGCCCTTGCGAGGCTGGAAAGCGTCAAACACCAGACCAGCAACATTGGTGAAAGCACGGGGGTCATCAACGATGCCCTTGAAATCGAGCTTCTCATTGTCGTTGATGGTAACAGATGTGATGACAACCTCAGAACTCTTAGCCATCCAAACACCAAGAGAATCAGCAGTGGGCTTAGAAGCAATCCAAACCTCATCCTCACCATCAACGGTAGAACGAGCGTCAAGAAGCATAATAGAGCCGTTCTCAATATCGACATCGGCCTTAACAGTGCGGTTCATAGCGTCAACATTGTGAGCCGCAACACGTCTTTTAATAACTACGTTCATTATTTAACACACCTTTCAAAGTTTATTAGATTAAATCCCAAATACTATTAGATTTTGCAACATTAGCGTAAGGCAGACCAATACGCTGTACACTATTACCAGCGTTCTCCACCTTGTCAAATGCCTGTGCTTTTACATAATTAGACCATGCGTCAGCAGAATCGAAATCAGCAAACTTCGCAAAAAGCTCATTCTTTTCTGCCTCAGACATATCATAGCCACGAGCAGCAATATCAGACATAACGCTATTCATAATAGCCATATCGGACTCTTGTTTAATCTTCGCAGACATTTCAGCCTTGTACTGCTTTAATTCAGAGTAATCAGACATTTCAGCAATCTGAGCCATGTAAGCACTATTCTGCGCTTCAAGTTCCTCAACGCGAGAGGTTAGTTCAGAAACTTTAGACATAGCAGCCTCTAAAGCGGCAAATTCTTCTTTGTTTTCCTCTTTAGATTCCTCAACTTCCTCGCCTTCCGCGTCCTCGCCCTTATCTTCTTCGTCCTCATTCTCAGGCTCTTTTTCGGGTTCAGATTCAGGTTCCTCGTCTTTATTCTCATTATCTTCACAAGTAACGGTTTCGCCGTCTGCTTCATAATTATAAACAGGAAGTTCCTTACTCATTTCCTCATTAGATTCTGCGCAAGCCTCACCCTCGGAAGAAGCACAAACGCCTTCGCCTTCGGCACAATTAGCGCAACCGTCAGCAGCACAAGTACCCTCACAGGTGGGAGTTGCCTCATTTTCTACAACTGCACAATCCTGAGTGTTTTCATTTTCGGTCATATTCTTCTCACCCGCTTCTGTATCATTATTATTATCAGAAAAGCCGATACTATTTAAGTAATCCGCTTTGTCTTTCGCAAATTCTACCTGTATTCTGGCATCTTTGACGGCGGGAGTAACGTAATCGCCTAAGACGGTAATACCCTCTAAGACATACTCGTCCACCCTAATTTTGCCATCAATTTCTTCACCTTTAGTAACTGTTAATTCGACACTAACAGACTTTTTGCCCTGACTTCTCTTAAAGACTTCAAGAGCATTTTTGGCGTACTTTTTCCAAATCAGGCACTTTATAACAATAAACAGTCTCCCATCGGGATTCTTTTCAAAAACGATAGGATTACTATAAGTTGGAGAAGTTTCCTTAATGAAACCAATAGGTACTTCATCTCGTTCATGCGACATGAAATCATTTACGAAACCGTTATATTTACACACAACGGGAATATCGTAAACAGAGTTTGCGCAATCAGCTAATACTGCGGTATCAATAGGCCAAGTGTTGGCATTTTCACCGTCAGCAAAAGCATGAATAATACCCTTTGCAAACCGCTTATCCTTTATGTCCTCATAGCTGAAATCATCAACTGTGAACTCCAAGGAAAGTGTAATCTGTTCCATCGGTAAACACCTCCTTGTTTAGATATTCATTTAATGCTGAATCTAAAAGATAATAATAAAACTCATCGTCAATATATATTGGCTCAAATCCAGCCAATAACAATTTTAGATGAGTTTCATCATTACACTTATATAGATTATCAACATTGAAATCATTTAGGTTGTCTATCAACATAATTAGTCACTCGGCCTTGCCATAAATCCAGACTCTGACAGAGCCTTAATAAGTTTGTTATAGTCAGCGACTAATTGCTTAATAGTAGTGGCCTCACTTTCGGGAACATACTCAATAGTATGAACCAGAGTGGAATTAGGCCAATTATCACGCACTTTAGAAGTAGGGTCATCTTCAATCACAGTGCCGAAGTTAATGCACTTAAAGTAGTTTAGAACATCGGCTAAAAACTGGCCCATCTGAGCGCGTTGTGTACTGACAGTAATGGAATTGAGAGATTTCAATTCGTCTTCGTCATACTTAGTAAAATCAATCATATCTGTTTAACTCCTTTATTCCTTAACCGTCTTTCAGGTCGTTAGATTCTCTCGCCCAAGAAGCCTCTGTATTCTCATTGTCAGCAGTTGGGTCATCTTGTTTAGACGGTCTGCCAACTTTGCCAGTGCCAGAAGTCGTTCCAGAATTGCTATTACTACTTTGAGTGTTTAGATTAGTAAGCTGAATTAGCTTCTTATCAAGACCCATAGTCTTAGTAATCTGTAAATGACGAGTAAGCTCAAATGGGTTCATATCTAAAGCACGAGCGGCAAGCTATACATCAACAATACCCATAGAAGCATAGTCCTTAAACAGTCCATTTACCCTATTCTGGTCATCAGGCGTATAAGTGTCATTAAAATGAATCTTAAACTTATATTTCTTGGTTTCAAGATTTATATAATATTCAACGAAATTAGAAAAAATTTCGTAGGTGGCGTTAATTAAAGCCATATCAATAGCCGAAGCCAATTTAGATTGGTGAGAGTTCAGTTTCTCAGTGCTAAACAAAACCTGAGAAGACGTAACGCTTTGTTTCGCAAGACTTGAAGTATAATCCTCGTCTATATTATCGTCACTCTCACTAAAATCTACGGTTTCGATACTATCCAAAGGTAATGCTACCAATCCAATTTGTTTATTCAATCCTTTTCTAGCTACCCCCATAAACTTACCAAGCATATCGGGGGTGATATTAACCTGATTTTGCACCTACCCACTCTTAGCGTCTTTATTAAAACCAATAAGACCAACTAATAGTTTAGAAGCCTCAATGAAATACTTATCCTGTTGCAAATTCTTTACAATCGGGCCATAAGATAAATCTGGCATCATAGGAGCAAAATACGGCACTATTGTAGCAAGCTCTGGTGACATTTTGAAAACCCAGAATCCATCTAAAGGAGAACACTGATGCCAATACATAAATGTAGAATTACGTCTGCTAATTTTAGTAGCAGGGTCATATTCTACCGTATTAGCGTCCATTACTTCTCTGTACATCTTCTTAAAAACTTTTGGGTACATATCAATATCTACACCAAAGTTGCCAATAAACCATTGCATATCAAAGTCGAATAACAGACCATACGGGTGTCTACCCGTAATCTTGCAGAATTTAGGCGGCAACTCTTGCAAGGTATATTTACGTTCGTCTTTTCTTAGAACGCAATAGAAAACACCTTGGCGAATTAGCTGCCTAAATACTTTCTGAAATTCTTCCTTGCAGTTAAATTTACAAAGGAATTGGTCTACCACTCTTAAATCACTCTTGAATTGACGGGAAGTAAACTCAGAATCTTTTTCTATATTTATGCAATCAAAGGTGGGATGAAAAGCTGCCATATCTGGAAAATAACGAGCAAGCCGCTTATAATACATATTATTATTCTCGGCATATTCGGCATAGCTTCTGAGTATTTCTTCGCTGGATTTGGGATTAGCAAGAGCATTTCTTAGATTTTGTGCAGTAGCTTCAACAGGATTCATGTTGACGTTCTGCATTTGCTGATTTACAATATCAGGAGAGAAATACGCCCCATTATTATAATAACTCTCTCTGTAAGCCTGAGAGAATTGCAAAAAGTCAAAAGCATTTAATACTTGATTAACTTCTTGTTCTGATAGCTTTTCTTCTGCCAATAAATTCACCACCTTTAATGTTTATATATTACTCAGATAAAACCAGCTCAAAATGAGCTTATATTACTTACGTAAAGAACATATAGTCAAATATGTTCACATCTGTTTGTTTATTCATATTATCTTCAAGTTGTTTTGAAAAATCTAAAGCATAAATGAAGCTCATAACTCTATCCTTGCGTCTACCAGCCTTTTCAACAACGCTGGGATAACGACCTTGGACTGTTACTTGTTTTAGATTTATAGCCTCGTTTATAAATGCGGAAGTCTGAGCAAAAGATTGTAATACTCTACCTCTGACTTCTTGATTTTCTTCTTTATGGAACTTAAATGTCTGATTTAGATAATCTGTTCCGTCCTCTCTATCAACAAGCAAATCTACACCGCCAATAGAGAATTGGTCACGAGCATAAAGCAACATACGGCTTTTATCTGCAATAGAAGTCTTAACGCAATCAACAACAGGAACAGCGTCATCATCTAACACGCGAGAAGCGTTCTTCACGTCCTCTGGATTAACTACTGTCCATGCTGGATAAAGTTCTCCACGAGCCTTATCTTCTGTCTTAGTCATCATAATATCAAGGCATGATTCATTTGTTATCTTATGGGCTTTTTATCCCATAAATCTAACAGTTAAAATTCCTGTTAGTTCAGCATATCTTTTCTCTTAGATTAAATCCTTAGAGTTGGTATCTCTTGGGTGTATTATATTCTCTTTCGAGTTTCAACACCTATGCGTTGCGCGTGTTTATAATATTATTTATAAACTTCCGCTCTGATTTCCATTTCAGGATTCCAGTTTTTATACCAATTTAATTACTTAATATTTCTATTAAGAGGGCAATCTCTTTTTCGCCCCACGCCAGCCCCGTCAATGACAAAGTAATCACAGTCAAATTCATAGAATAACTGTTTTGCTCTTAGGCATTGTACGAGGGAGTTGATGCCGTTCATTGTTTCGCAGAACTGGAATATTCTTCTATATCCAGCCCCCTCTGGAATCATTCTAAGAATCCAGAAAGCGGTATTGTCATTACTTTTACCAGAGACTAAAGCTATATCCATGCTCATTATTCTGATTTCATTTTTAAGTTTCTCTTGATAATATTTCCATTTAGATTTATCATCTTTATTCTCAACAAACTCAAAGTCATTCATTGCTACCATTGGTCGAGCTTGTGTTCTTCTCTCTGCAATCTGGTTGTATTTATAGAAACCATCGCCAGAAGAACGCTCTGCCTGAACACAATATTCAGCAAGCAACATCTCAACAGAATCTTGGTTTTCCTTAAAGGATTGTTCAACTATAGCTCTTGAAATATATTTGTTTTTAACTCCAAGATTATAAGGTAAAGCGACAGCAATATGTTTACCATCGCCATCGGTCATATAATTTATATAATCTAAGAAGTAAGCATAAGACCATTCATCAGCACCACGAATACTTGACAGATATAACTGTTTATTCGGTTCCTCTGGAATAGCCTCTCTTTGCTGCTTAGTTAATTCAGTATAATCAGGAGTACGGGGACTCGTCAGCATAGGCACAAATACACGACTGATAACTTCTTTTTCTGTACGAACAAATTCGTCAACAATAAGAATCTGGCAACGTGCGCCCAAGCTGTTCTCGGAATACGGCAGAGTAATTATAGCAGAGCCATTGTTAAAGTCTATGCGACTTTCATTTAGACCAGTTTTAACAGCCTTAATTTCTGCCTATAAGTTCTTTCTTCCACGAGCTAATTCTTGTATCTTTTTAACAAATCTCGTGGACTGTCCCTTAGTAGGAGCAACTACGACAACGGTTGTTCCCGGATATAATATGCAATAAGCCGTTGCAAATATCAAGCTCAAAGTTGATTTCGCACAAAATATTTGTTATCCTGCCAGCTTTTTATCCGACAGTTCTAACGGTTCAACCCGTTAGCTCGGCATATATTTTCACTTTCGTGTCGGACACTCTTGGAAGAATTATATTTATTCATCTTCTATGCTCTACGGTACTTCATAGCCTCTCGTCATCTAAGAAGTTACCTCGGTATCATCGTTTCTCGACTTCTACCGATTTTGCCCGAAAGCCCTGCGTAGTTAAGGCCACGACTTGCTGCAAATATAAATGAGGGGTACATGAACATCATGTATATTAGAACTTTTTGAAAATCATATAATTTAAGACCAAGATATTCAGTGATAAACCTTTGAGGGTTTGCTCTCCAATATGCAACCCACGCCTCGAAGTTCTCCATAAATCTCTTAGTCTTAGATTTGTTGACCTTTTTTCTTCTTCTAATATAAACTGAATTACTCATTCTTAGGCTCACCGCCTTCAGAATTTACTGGTTCTTCAACCTATGTAATTTCAGCTTTCTTATTATCTAATCCGTATTGAACCTTTAAGTCCTCTATAATATCAATAGTATATTTACTATATTCTTCGTCAAATCTCTCAGTAAACTCATTTTCTTTTCCAACTGCTCTTGAAGTGCCACCAAGTATTGCGTCTATAACAAGACGCATACCATCGACATCTTCAAAATCTGGGTCAACAGTTTTAACTGGACGCTTAAATTCAATATCTCGAATAGTCATTCCAGTTCCTTGTTCAACAGCATCATTCTTCTGTAAATCAGACAACCCAGAATCCTTTATTAGATTTCTCAGGCTCTGGACTTTCTTTTCGACAGGTTGACCTGATTCACGGTCATGTCTAATCTCATTTAATGTTAAGCATACTTGTTTAACCATTATATCAACATACTTATCAACAATGCCATTCAACTGTTCTTCCCAATCCATGTACTCAGATTCAAGATAGGCAAGGTCATCATTATCAAATCTTCCCCACTTACGCATGAGTTCATCTGCGTCCATTTCGATAACGTCAAAATCATTATCGCTGCTTGTTTTTAGACCAACTTTTCTTCTGACTTTGACAATATCTTCAAACGAAGAAAGGCCGTCAATCTAATCCTCTCCAACGCTTTCATCAAATGTAGCACCCCAACCATTAGCGTCTGCAAATGACATATTCTTCATGTATGCAGACATTAGGTTATCCATGCCTTTGATATTAGAATTGGGATTATTGACGTTATCTACTGCGCCAGTATATGCAGAATGTATATACGGCAAATCTATTTTTCTACAAGTATAATAAAGGGCGAGATTATAATTCCCGCCCTTTAGTCTTAGATAATTCTTAAATATTTTGTTTACACAGTCTTTACAATAAGGTACTTTTCTAAAAAAGCTCCTATGCTCATCACGAGCCATATAGAAGTTAGTCTGTGTTGCACAACCGCATCCTATACACACAATCTTAGGCTGTTCTGGTTCTTGCTTTTTAGCCACCTTTGTGGTCTTAGTAGTGGTCGTAGTGGTTGTTTTGCGCGGTCTACCTCTCGGCATATTCTCACTCCCTTATCATTTAAGTAAGCGATATGTCATAAAGGCAATCAAGACCGTTATTATAAATTACGGCAACTGCTTGCTCTGGTTTTCCAGATATTCTATTATCTATACAGTAATTATCATTACCGCTAATGCAACCACTTTGAATAACCTTAGTATCAAATTCTGTATACATTCTGTTGGTATGTAAATGTCCAGCATATATAATATCTGGCTTTTGACGAGTAAACATAGTTAAGCGCTGTGTTGCACTTGTTAGATTATCTTTATCGCCATGAATACCATAAATCAATTTACCGTGACAGGTGAAAGAGATAATGCTCTCGTCAATAGTGTTATCAAAGAAATGCACGTTCTCACATTGTTGCAATTTTGCTTTAGCATAGAAAGGAATAAACTTATCAAAATCTTCTCCCTTTGCATTAAGCTCCTTATTGGGCTGTACGCGAGAATGATTCCCCGATACGCTATATACGTTAATTACCTCAAAATACGGTGTAAGTGTATAAATGAAGTGACTAATGAGTTCTGCTGCGTCCATAGTTTGCTGAACAACATTTTCATTGTTCTCTAATCTAAGATTAGAATGAATCAGTCCAGAAATCTCATCACCGAGCAACATAACCTGTGCCTCAACAGAATGGTGTCTTTGTGCGATAGTAATTACTTTAGTAGCATACTTATTTAATCTCTCAATAGCTACTTCTGTATTATACTTATTAAAGCTATTATCTATATTTAAGCCATAATGTAAATCTGAAATAGGAATCAAAAGCGAAGTATTTTCATTCTTTTCATCTTCAAATCTAAAAGAATGTAATTGTACTGGCGTATAGCTCTCAACAACTCTCGTAAACAACTCATCGAGAGATTCCTTACGAGCTTGCTGTCTATACAGTCTTGATACTTCATTGCGCTCATCACGCATTTTAATCTTCTCAAATTCAAGAAGTCTGCGTTGCTCTTTTAGCTCTTGAATATCAACTGCGGCAGCTTGCGCTGTTTCAGTCATAGTAGTATACTTACTCATTTCTTGAAATTGCTTTCTGTACTTAGATTCAGTATACTCCTATCCAAGCGCCTCATTGAGTAAGTCCGCTACGTCTTGCCAAGTTCCTATTTCGTCTTTATGCTGGCAAATACGAAATTCGTAGTCTAATATACCTTCGTTTTCATATCGTTTGAAATTATTCATAATAAATGTCCCTTTGCCCCTGTTGTATCAGTAAAAGTCTTTCTCTGGTCTATTAGTTGGCAAAGCCAACATTTCTTCAACCAACCGAGGTATTACACCGTTTCCATCTAAAGCGTAATAATCAGTTGTTAGATGTTCAAGATTCTCCCTCTCATGTATTGGCATATATCCATACTCAGGGCTTGTATACCGATTGTACATTTGAATAATATCATTTCTTAGAGTGCTGCGTGTCGCATCACTTAATTTCGATAATGAATCACTCTGCTTCTGACAAATCTTTGTTAGATTGTCCACGGTAGCCTATAACTTTTGAACATCACTTTCTTGTTTCGCTTGCTCCTGCTCTAACTGTTCGTATCTAGCATCATCTTTTAATACTTGCTCAGTTTGCTTGTCTTTAGACGCGAAATGCCGAGTAAGTATAAAGGTGAGAAAAGAAAAAGAACCAGTTATTAGAGCTACTAACACTGTTGTGTCCATGTAAGCACTCCTTTACCATATAATTGTATTCCTTTCTTTTCCGAGCGTTTGATTCGTTCTCTCTTATGTACGACAAAAGGGCTTACAGATAACCCCGTAAGCCCATATTACAATTTAGAAATCCAGAAATGCCGAAATAATATCTGAGAAGCTAAAGTCATCATCAATGCCCTTGAAAGTGGTATGATATGCTCCATACTTCTTGCAGAAATCCGCGAGAATCTTGCGGTAAGACTCATTGGCCTTGTTCCACGCTTTCATAGCGTCCTCTACGGCCTTACGAGCCTCATCAACCTTCTTAGCCGCCTCTGCGCGAGCCTTCTTAGCCTCGTCCTCTTGCTTATTCTTTTCCGCGACAGCAAGTTCAGCACGGTTAGCGTCCTCGATAGAATCATAGAACTGCTTAGTGACATCTGAATAGAATTTGTTCTTAACCATAGTAATTAGCCCTCCTGTTGGCTTTTTGCTGCGTGTTAGTCCTAATCTAACACATATTCGTTTGTTTCCATTGTAGTGCGTGTAACCAGATTTGAACTGGTGAATATAACACACAAATGGTCGTGCGTTCCCTTAAACCTAACTTGGATATACACGCATAGCGTATACACCTTTGAAAATCTAAGAGAGAAGCGATACTACTTGGATTTGAACCAAGGGGCGCTATTAACGCCGTCAGTTTTCAAGACTGATGCAATAAACCACTCTGCCATAGTACCATATATCCGTGACAGGGAGTCGAAGTCTGCCACGGACAAAACTGTAATTGCTTTGCCTGAAAGTCAGGCTGGAACCAACACAGAGATTTGCACTCTGTTATCAATGTTTTACTATATAAACTATGTTGGTATATATCCCCTAAAAATTTTTGCCCTTTTTAGGGGCAAAATCGGCCTTTTTTGCCCCTGTGAGGGGCACTTTTGAAAGTCGATTTTGTTAATGTTTTATTGGTAAAGTCCCATTTTGATGACCCCAACTTTCATATATACAATTATATATTATATGAAAAATTAGTCCTCATCTTCTTCGGTTTCGTCTACGAACAAACTATCGTTGTTCGTAGGTTTATTTGGGTCACTATTTAGTTCTTCATACTTCTCTTTCATCCAATTTATAAGTCTTAAATAAATCAGCTTCGTTTGTAATATAGTCCTAAAGTGGGAGGTCGTTGTAGAGCTTCTTATGATAATTTCGAGGCTTCATCATACCACCTACACAATCTTTCCACAGTTTGCTTTCTTTAACCGTTACATAATCCTAAAATATTTCGCCAGTTTTCTCATCGAAAACTATTTGTTCGATTTGCTTTTTCATAGTATCGACTCCAATCTAAAGCAATTAAGTTGAATATTCATATATGACAGTATTTACCAATAGTGTTTGGATGGAACTGTCAAAACCACTTTGTTAGCTCCGCACTTACGGTAGTGGCTCACCTTGAAAATAAAGTGGTGTTTTCTTTCGGTCTTTTAGACCTATTCAAGTCGTGGAATCCACCAAACCCCTGATAGCTGCTCCACATTGGCGCGTCTTGACCCACCCAATGTTTTATCGCGGCAACGCTCGTTTGCGTTCAGCTATGGCTGGAACACTAAGAGTTGAACTTAGATATAGTGATTAACAGTCACTGGTACTTCCGCTGTACGATGTTCCAATATAACCCCCGATGGCGGGTTGAATACCATCAAGGGCAAGTCGTTTAATGCTCCGCAATAACGGATGGTCGGCAATCTTAGTGTCGAACTAAGTAAGCACAAAGGCGGCTGTTTTACGGACAGCTCCCGTTTCCGATTGGGTAATTGCCGATGTTAAAATGTTTCTTTTAGGTCTAACATCTAAAGACCAATGCTATGGGTTTAACGTGTCCATAGCCACGAGTGGTGAAAGTGGGAATACTACTTGCGTTCTGTACAACCCATTTGGTAATCGCGTATATTAAAGAACAAATAGCTTGTTTATTCTTAGATATACGTTAAGCAAGGACTTTCTGGTCGAAAATGTTGGTGCTGCCCCACTATTCTCGCTCCCAAAGCGAGTGTATTACTGTTATACTACATTCTCGAAACAAATAGACAGTTTTTTTTAGTGAGTTTGATTAACAGTCAAATACTTGATTAAGCTGCTGTAACTGCCTAAAACTGATTAACAATGAATAATGAAACGAATGGCAGGTTCTAAACGAGTCGGACGCTTACCCTCTGTTTTGGAGACAGATATACTACCATTATACTAAGAACCTACGTATAGACGGTGTTGATTTTTATAATACCACGCTATAAAAACTTATGTTGCTGTGACCGCCTAAGACTTATATTAAAACCTATGAGGTGTTTATCAATTAAAAGTAGATGCGTTTGCATTTACATACAACCAATACGGTTATACGAACCAAGAAATGTCGAACTTAGCGGTTCAAGATACGCTCCTGAAAACTGTGTCGTGACACAGCATCAGCAAGTCTGTTATCAAAATTACATAATCTAAAATTTTCGTTAGGTTAGGTTGCTGTGCGCATCTAAGTCAGAAAGAGGTACATATTATGTTAAACAACATTTTGTCGGAAATGTCTTTATAAAAATTAGACGCGGTATTTTGACGGAGCGAGAATCGAACTCGCATTAAAAGATGGACAATCTTTTGTCTTTACCATTTGACTATCTGTCTGACGAATTGCTGTATGCGTCTATGGCTATGCGTTGTGGCTGGCCCTGTTAGTACCGACCTAACTTCTAAACCTTCAAAGGGTTCCGTGCTACCTTTACACCAAGAGCCATTACGGGCATAGCCCGTCCCCTATTTTCATTTTAGATTATACTGGAAATGAACCGTAGGGCGAAGAAAGATTAAACCAGATATTGCTATTAAGTTGTGGTTGCTACCGTAAGAATCGAACTTACCCGCTTTAGGTTATGGGCCTAACCAGTACGCCAGCACTGTCGGCAGCTATATAATGGGTGGACGAGCCACCCTCGTTTGTTAAGAATTAACTGCCTTCTTAATGGTCTTGCTAACCTTAACCAGAACCCGATTCTTTGCGGGAATGGTGATAGAAGCGCCAGTGGCAGGGTTGCGACCAGTATGCTCTGGGACGTTCTTCATCTTCACATTCAGGCCAGCAACCTTTAGCGAACCCTCGTCCTTCAGAACATCAACAATAGTGGATTCCAGAGCCATGAGATAAGCGTGAGCCTTAGCCTGAGAAATACCAGCATTAGCAGCAAACTTCTTTGCAAAAATAGAACTCGTCATATTATGTAAACTCCTTTGTATTCGTGGTCTGTATAGACCTTTATATTCAAGAGATTTGCTCTCTTTGTGTAATCATTATAGCATAACTCCCCAACTTTGTCAAGGGGTTTTGATAAAAAAATTGAAAAATTTTTGAAATTTAGGACATATTGGCAACCGCGCCAAGCTCTGCGCACTTAACTTGCGTAGCACCGTTGGTTTCTGTAACCAGCTTGTTATTCTTCAAAGCATACTCGTTCTCCATCATAGAGCCGAAATAATTCAAAGCCTGAACAGGGTCAATACCAACAGCAGACAGGGCAGCAACTTTGCCACACAGCTCAGAAACACTCTTTACTCCATTCTCAAAAGCGTCAGGGTCGAGGAAATCAGAGGCAGCAACGATATTCTGTACAATCTCGTTGTTAATCTCCATGCTGACCTCATTGTCCATATCATCCTTATCGCAGTCATCGCAATGTCCGCAAGAACACTTACTCTTAGAATCTTCCTCAATCAGAGCGTCAATGATGTCCTGAACAAATTCATCCGAAACTTCTTTTCCCTTTACCTTCATATAATTTCCTCACAAATCCCAAGCTCAACCGCTTGCTTCGATGTGTAATATACGTCACGTTTATGTTCATGTATATCGTATAACTGTTCTTTGGTTAATTTTGTTTTAGATAACACAAACTCTGTAATCTCATCGCGCAGACGTTCGGTCTGTTTAATATCCTCTTGCATCTGAGCTAATTTACCAATAACCAAAGAAGAAATATCATGATACATATAGGTGCTATGTCTAAAACAATATTTATGAGTACCAACAAGACTAATAATAAAGCCCATGCTCATAGCGTAGCCCATATTAACGGTATCAATTTGATAACCTTCGTCTTGCATGGATTCAATGAGCGAAATTAGGCTCATCCCGTCATAAACAGTCCCACCGCATGAGTCAATATACAAGGTAATTGGCTTTTTGATTCCAGTCTTATTGTCAAACTCTCTAATTCTCATTAGAGTGTAGATACATCTAAAGATAGAATCATCGTCCACGTCATCGTAAAGCATAACTTTACGATTCTGGAAAGCCAGCTATGCAACCATGCGGTCTTTGTCGAGAAGTTTTGGCATCATTACTTCTTCGTCAATAGCGGACGAACCGAGTCTTTCATTTCTCATTCTGCCGCCTTTCTGTCGAGGAAGTCCAAAATCTTCTGTTCCTCAACGACTACATACTTCTTGCGCTTACCAGACTTATTCTTGTTCATAATTCGATAGTTCTTATTCCTACCAAATCTAATAAGTCCAGCCTCACGCAACTCGTCAAATTGTGAGCGAGTGACTACACGCATATTTGTGTGTCTCCTTTGCATCTAATATATGTAAACAAAACAAGCGAAACGCCCGTTTGTTTCATTGTAAGATAAAATTTGGGTACAAAAGCGAATGATAAGAAAACGCTGACTTTTAGGTTAATTCATTTTTTTCACCATTCATTCGGTATATCTGCTACTATGGCTCTTAATCTCTTTTACACGTTTCCAGCACGTCTTACAGTATTTCCTATGCCGACCATTATTCTGGTAGGAGCTACGGGGCTGCTTCACTATCCGTCCGCAGTATTCGCAACGGGTAAATTTACCATACCCCCTGTACTCATCATAATAATAGCACAAATCAAGGAAATTGTCAAGGACTATTCCAGAATTTTTTGAATTTTCTTCTGGAAATAGCCTCTCCGACAAATCTAAGAAGTGAACATTGCGAAATTGGCGTAGTGTCACGAGGTCTGTATTTCTCAGGAAATCAATGACCTTCTTATAGCTGGAAATCCCAGCTACATTCAAAGCGTCCTTGAACTTCACAATGTATTTATCCCTATCATTCGTGTAATACTCCTGAATACAAAGAGCAGCAAATACAAAATCTTCATATTCAGGATTGCCAATAGAGGCAATAATATCAAGTTGCTCTTTAGATATATATAGGTTATCAGTCCTGATTGGTGGCAACTTATCAGCCATTTGAAACGCTGGTTTAATATATGGCATCATATCTGGTCTACTTGGAGTGTAATAAATCTTACGGAGCATTCTCGTTAAGACTTTTGTAATTTCTTCGTCACTCTTGCCATTGTATCTTAGATACCGTATAACACACGCAGCGTCAGGGACTGGTTTCTTTTCAGACAAGTAATTCTATGTTAATATTCTCTGCGCGTATTCTGGACGCTCATCAAATAACATTTAATCACTCCTATGCTTGGTATTCATCAATCATTGTTAGTTTCTTTCCAAAATAGTCTTTGCCATTTGGATTCTCAACTATCCTATAACGATGTTTTGAGTTTGCTTTAATATTCTCTACTAATTCATCACCAAATGAAGTCCACAATAGTGACTTTTGTGCTTTCATTCCTGTTGCGTAGAAAGCTCCAACAATATAGTTTACTGCATCTGCACAACTATCAGACAAATCTAAAGCGTCATTTTTGAAATCTTCGTAAAGAGCGTCAAATAACACCTTACGCATATCGTCCTTTTCATCCTCTGTTAGATACTTTGAGGCGTATTCTATATTAACACTTGTTCTTCCTGTGAGCTGAATATATTTTTTAATAAGTCTTACAAACTGATTCAGTTTTCTCTTGTCGAGGTCTGCCACATCGCAAGACATTAGACATCTAAAGTCAAATGTTCCAGTCTTTGGCATCCTACGATACCTGAAATCCATATCTTCAATATATTTAGCAAGGATATTCATTGTGCATTTGGAGTTAAATAATGGAGAATATTTATAATAATCTCTTAGGAATTTCTTTTGCTCTGGACTCTTATCCACTATTTTAATTAAGTCATTAACACCCATATCAAATTTAATTCTACATTCGGTATCTGCTACTTTCTTATGCTCTTTATACTCAACCATTTTTTGAGGATAAACGTAACCAAAGAAGTAAGCCTTTTTATCGCAGCAGATATTATTGTCGAATTTAATTTGCTCATTCATCTTGTTAATGGTTGCTATTTGTTCTTGTGTTGCACCCTCTGGGATTTGTATGTATTTTTGTTTCTTAGACCATTTCTTAGGGGGTGGAACATAAGTAATGCCCTTGGTTTTATCTCATTTACTACCCTCGGTTTCCCGATATTTCTTAGGGGATTAGACTATATCTTCAACCCAATGGGTTGCTCTGCACTACGGGCAAATGAATTTCGCATTTACCCTTTCGGAATTTCTTCCGGTTAGTCGTTGCACCTTCCGTTTTCACGGCTTGGCACATGATTATCATAGCTTTTGCTTTAGATTCCCATGTTAGCCATTCTTACGAATGACACCCTATATTTATAGGTTCACAGAGTTTTACTCGAAATATTGCTATTAAGAGGCCACTGATAATTTAATGGCGTCCCCCTAACTTCGACGTAGGAGCCGTATTCTCTTATCTAATTCGGCATATTCCTTAGAGTCGGGGTTGTATAACGGCAGCATTGCATAAATGTTGCTTGCGAGATTTGTTATTCCACCAATAGGACTGTCAAAAGATTTAACGTCCCAATTAGCAAAAGATTCCATATTCAATCTTTGGGCTTTTGCTTTCTTCTTTTCATAAGTAATCACTGGCAGTTCGGGATTGATAGCTCCCATCAAAACTGGATTATCACTGGTAAGTATTATATCACCATCATAATCTGAGTCGGATTCGGAAATCGCAGTCAAGTCCCAGACGTTAAGAATATTGCCCCATTGAATGTATTTGAACCACTCTATACATTTATCATCAGAATAAACATTTAATACTTGATTTTCTGCTGGCGCAACCAAAGGACTTCTCTGGCAACTTACTCTTTCAGAACCTTTTTCAACCCACCGTCTGTTCCATAATGTTTTTGCTGGCAATAATCCTTTAACTGGTAGCTTAAAAGCCCATTCAGCCATAGCGTATAAGTCTGGTAATTGAAAATCGTAACTACCTTCGACATATAATTTACCAATCTTAGCTTGGTCTATCTTCTTTTGCGCCTATTGCTTAATTTTGCTTTTAACATAATCATCTTTTAACAAATCTTGATTATATAAAAGTCCTTTGGCAATAGGTGAGTCTAAAGAAGATTCCAGCTCGTCAAATGTTTTGTCTTGTTGTTCGCCAGTCATTAGTATTGTGGCGTATATTGGGTCACATGAAAGTAAACCGTCCAACCATCTTGCCGTAGGTTCTGCTAATTGCTTAATCGTTTCTTCCGTGAAATTGTTGCTCTGGATGTATTGATAATTTAATGGAGTAGCAAAATCGCTGTATTTCTTATTTACCCTCGTGACACCAAATGTATGCCCGTATTTATGGAAGTTATATTCAAACTCTTGATAATTGACATAATACTTGTGCATCTTAAATTGACTTGCTGTACATATTACATCAATGTTATCTATATTATACTCAGTTCCATAAATATCCGTGATTGTATCAGTGTGCGCTACTTCTCTTGCAAACTTGTGGAAATCAAAGACACTAACCAGCCCCTTATGCCACGGGGCGCGGAGTATAAAACTGCTTGGCAAATAATCTAAATGTAAATCCTCTTGCCATATTCTTGCCATAGCTGGTGAAACCATACCAGACCCGTCAAATGCGTTAATATTGAAATCAATACTACGCCTTTCAATATCTGGCGTTCCGTCATCACGCTCAAAAATCCAATCAACAACCTAATCTTTTAAGTCGTATTCAAAATCTGGAACCACACATATTCTCGGCGTAGTAACAACATTAGTGGCTGACGTATACAACGCATAATAAGCAGAGAACTTAGCTAAGTTAATCTTGCCTATCTTATGTCTTGTCAAGCCACATAGCATTATCTGTTCGAGCATATCATATAATTCTTCATTTACAAATAATGCAGAATTTCTACGAAGTTGTCCAGCACCAGCGCATAAGCGCTTATATCTAATAGAATATGTGTGTTTGTTTATCTCTATTGTAATCGAGAAATGATTTTTACAGATAGCTTTATAATCTTTCTTTGTGGTATCTGTCTTTACTGACACAAGGTCAGGGACAAACATTAAATCATTTATCTAATTCTGCGTTGCTTGGATTTCCTTTGGTTTGCAAGGATTCTCTTGAAGTAGCTGTTTCTTTTTAGATTTCAATTCTTTAATCTAAGAGGAAACATCTTGTTGGTCTTTTAGTGTACGAATAAACTTCAAGACCTAATTGTCACCAATGGCAATTATCTTACCTGATAACTTGGCTTGCTTAAATGTTGTGTTAATCTAAAAGTTATTATTGATAATCTCTGAGCTTGTAGCCTTGTATATGTAATATAGACTAACTTTATTTCTCGCCATCAAATGCTCCTTTCAGATTCTTTATTTAGATATTCTATTATAGCTCCTAATTCATATCCACTATTGTAAATATAAATATTTTCTATATTAGCTATATCTTCACTTGACTATACAGCAGACTATGATATAATGATATGCGAATGAGGGTATCTATTAGATTGACGAATAGCCTCCTACACAGTATCAACCAATATAGCGACTACTGGACAGCCGTGTTTTGCGGACTTATTTTTTATGAGTCATCACCTCAATTCAAACCGTGGTAGTAGGTTGGACTACTTCACTGGTTAGCTATATTATACCACAATTTTCCAAGAATGTCAAGGGGTTTTGAAAAATATTTTGAAAAATTTGTAAATTTTTAGCCACCGCTCTCTTTCTTCTTGACATCTAAGAGGAAATGTGTTATACTTCTCTTATTAAAAAGGATGTATTACTGACTGACGATAATTACTGATTAAATATTATATATAACTAACCTATATAGGATAACTTACTGTTATATACAGTCTCTATATTATAGATAACT